AAAAACGTTAAGACCATCAACGTCAAATAGATCACCATCAAACTTATCTCTAGAAATTAGACCATTTTTGTTGAAGACATATTTATAGTTAACACTTTTACGCTTTTTGCGATTCGAATTAGTAAAATCTTTAGAATCACGTATTGTATTAACTTTGGAATGAATTTTCTTGTAAAAGTTTGGAACACCAACTTCAGGATTTTTAAAAGAACTATTGCAATTAGAGCGTAAATAATCACATGAAAGAGAGTAAAACGCTTCAAAGTTACTAACAAGGAATTTCATACGACGTTTTACACGAAATTTGGAGCGACGTAACTTGTAGGGTCATTCTTAAATACTCTAACTTCTTCAACAAAAATCTTATTCAAAGTAGCGCGAATCGCTTCTTTTTTAAGTTTATTCTGAAGCTTCTTTAAAAGCATTTTATCATTAATGTTCTCACGGTTAACGTCACGTCCGTATATTTCACCAAAAATTTGAATTGATTCTTTTCGAGAGACAAGAATATAATTCCGCAAACTACCAGGATCGATAACATTACTATTTAAATTAGTAAGTCTCCATAGCTGGTGAATTTGTTTATCACTTTCAATAAGTTTCTGGATTTCTGAATCACGCTCACCTATTAAGATCTTCACATCGAGCTTAGATAAGTTAGAACGTTCAACAGGAGACAATTTGACTTCATCGTACAAGTAACGCACATCAGAAATCTTCCGATTCAAATTACTTAATTTTAAAGCCATTTCCTCTGGTAAGTCCAGAAGAGATGGAAGTTGTTTTTTTGATTTTTCACGAACAAGTGCGTATTTCGCAGCTGCACAAACCATCTTCATCGATTTTGATCCCAACTGAATCCATTCAGAAGACAACGCAGAAAAATTTAACGCGTCAACATCAGTTTGTACCCAGTTTTTAAAATCATAAGTAGAAATTACTTCATTAAGTTCATCTTCAAACGAATTACCAAAAACACTTGCAGCAACTAAACATATATATAAACTAGACATCTCGTTTGAAATTTTACTTGAAGCAACATTCGGGAATATCATTTCAACTCGAACTATTTTATCGTACAACCACTTATCGGATTCTACAAAAGAATTTTCAACATCAATATCAAAAACTTCCTCATTTATGTCTTCACCGTCAATAGTATAATAAAGACAATTATTCTTAAATGACATTTTAATTGGCTTATTACACTTAAGAAATTCAGAAATTGAAGCACCACTACTGAAGTTGAAAGACAATTCTTCATTAAACGTATAATGTGAAGCTAACTCTTTATCTTTAAGTTTATTCAAATATTTTAAAACACTTGCCTTATTGATGTTAATCATATCATCATCTGAACTCACTAATTATACCTCCTTTAAAACATTATTCTATTCCAAAAGTGAAAAGTTTAAAAATAACCTCTTCATCTTCAGATAATAACTCAATTGCGAGAGAAGCTATCTTAACACAATATGGTGAAGCACCTTCCGCAACTCCAAATGCGGCAAGACCTCTCGCAGAGGCAAAATC